TTGACGCTCCGCCCTCTACTATCTTTTACGGTAACCGTAAAGGTTAAAGTCCCCGCGGTCGTGACACTGTTAACAGTAAAGGACGCTCCGGAGTAAGTTTTACCTCCTCCAGTGGTAGAGATACTCGAGATCGTGCTACCCTGGGAACCGGAGGCGGTAATCTGAACCGATAACTTACTCTTTCCTTTAACGACTCCTCCCATTTTCTCATACTGAGCGGAATTAGTATCCGTAACCGCGACACTGCTAATCGTAGGAACGACCGAGGACGGTACGCGGACCGTAATAACGATATTTTTCGAACCTATCTTTGTAGATCCTGAATACGTTTCGCAAATAATCGTTAATTTTCCGCTCGTAGCGTTCGGGATTTTGGTCGCCAGGGATACCGGAGGAGTCCACGCTTTCGACGTTCCTACACCGGTCGCGATTGTCCCGGTAGAGCCTCCGAAAGAATATTTAAGAGTATGAGTAAACGAGGTACTCGCTCGAGGAGTCGAGATTGTAATACTCGTACCGAGGTCAATATCGTTATCGCTTACGGTCGGAGTAGTAGTTCTCGGAATCGTTGTAAGTTCCTCACTATAACTCTGCTCTTTTGCTGTAAATTGATCATGGTTAATCCATGCACTCGCGGTTAATTTCTTACCGCCGTCCGCGTCGTGGGTGATATTTAAGGTCTTAGAAAAAAGAACAATCCCGCTCGAGGTGATTTTATCGCTCGAGGTGACGCTATCCGAGTAAGTGGTTCCGTTGATTTTACAATATACTGTACCGGATCCGTAGGTCGTATATCCGGTGTTTGTTCTGTAAAATCGGACGCTAACCGTTACGCTACTCGTATTATTCGCGATATTACGGCTATTTTGCGTAATCGTGATTTTATATTTAATGTTATCGTTCGAGGTCGATAACGCTCCACTGGTAGCCATACGGTTAACCTCCTAACTTTTTAAAACTTAAATTTCCGTTTGCTCGCGGAATAAAAGCAAAATTACCAATCCTCAGCGACGCCAGGATCTCCGCGTCCGTGATATAAAGTTTTTGGTTGCTGAAATAAGCGACCTCGACTTCACCCTCCAGGAACGCGATCCGGTCGTTCTCAATCTTTACTGTTAACTCATTTCCGGACTCTCCGAGGATAATATTTCCGTCCTCGAAACGTATATAGCTCGTAATCTCCCGGAACGCTCTCCGGTTCTCGATATCGTGGTCGTTTACGGTACTCTCGAGGCTTGTAAACTTAAACTCGAAAAGGTCGTTAAGCTGAGTATACAAAGTACCGAGAGCCTCCACTAATTGATCGTTCGCCACGTAATCGGCGGAGATTTCGGCGGTAATACTTGTACTCGTTTGATTGATTAACGATAAAAGTTTCTCGACCTCAGTATCTACGGTCGCGTTTTGTGCGTAAGTGCTGTTAATGACCTCGACGGTTTTAACAAGACTCTCGCTCGTAGATTTTTGAGCGGAGGTTCTATCGGTAAACGATGAATACGTATACCCGAGAGTGATTGTATCGTTATCCGGCTTCAAAAGGTCGATTGTCAACTTTTGGAGGAGATAATCGTCGTCCAGGTTATGAGGTTCGCTCGTAATCCGGATATAATCTCCGAGAGAGAAATCATCAATCGATTTATCCATGAGGGAAAGATCGATTGCGGAAAGCTCGATCGTGATACTCTGTTTAATTTTTTCCGCAAGAAAAGCCTCGCCCTTAGTTTTAAGGTTCGAGGCTATTGTTACATCGTTCCATGTTTCGACGTGATAAATCCAACCGTAGAGGTCTACCGCCTCCTGGTTATACACGTAATCGACTCCGTTATTTACTTCCGCGATTGTGAGGCGGGATTTTACTCCGTTCTCGTCCTCAGTTTCCACACCGAGAGGGATAATAGCGGTCGCGATATCTTCTCCTCGGTTCGTTCGTGTAAAATCTAAAAGATTGGATCCAAATTCGATTTTCTGACTACTCCGGTAAGGAGAATCCTCGTACCAATTTATCACGCGATCGCCGGTCTCGTTTTCAGTGATAAAGAGATAACCCCCCATAGAATCAACCAGGCGACTATATAAATTGTCGGAGGTGGACTCGTAAGCACTGTTTGACCTCGTAATATAATCGTTTGGATCTACTACCGTAACCTCGCCAATCAAAAACCTTTTTTCCTCTCCTACCTGGGAGTTATGGTTCTCGATAAACTGAGTTAACAGATCCTCCGGAGTTCCGTTAAAATCAAACGGTCTCTGTACTGAGTCCCGAAAAAATCCGAGTTCCCCCTCACAAGTAAACGTTTTATCCTTGTAAAAGCTGATTACCTCGTTAATTATACGTCCTCGGAAAACCTTTTTCTCGCCCTTGTAGACCGTAATAATCGATTTCATTTTATGAATCTTATTGTAGTAAGGGTGAGAGCTGTAAATCGTAAATACAAATTGACCGGACTTATTCAGCTCTTTTGTGATTTGTCCCTTAGTGATAACATAATCCGTAAGAGTGCTATCGTAAATAAGCTCGTTATCTGCGAAAATCTTAAACATATCAGATCACCGCCTCTCTGTAACTGAGAGCCAGGTTACCGGAACCGGATACGATGATTGTACTTACTCCGCTCGCTAATTTTAACGCCGGAATCTGATAGGTTCCTTTACTTAAAGATACGCTCGTAGTTCCGAGAGTGATATTCGCCGTATCACTAACGACTACGGTCGGAATCACAGTTTTACGCCCGGAATTACTGAGAGCAATCTCGATCGGAGTATCCGTTAAATCGATACTCCTCTTTGTTTCATAAATCGAATACCGGTAAGGATCACAATCCGCGGTTACGGAAAAGGTTCCGTATGCGTTATAATTCTCCACTCCGGAAACAATACACCGACCTATTAAATAATGCTCCAGGTCGTCCGGTAAAATAATTTTGCGGGTTCTCCCGTGTATTTCGTTTATGATTGTGTTAATCATATACTCGCGGTCGGAGTGGGATCCCTCGGTAACTAAAAACGTAAAGTTTGCCTCCCGGTTCTCGTATCTGATTTCTCCAGTTAAAGCCTCGGAGAGATCGAGATCTCCGTCCCGCCCGTCTACTGTTACCTTTACCACTTTAGGAGCCGGAGGATCCAACTCTTTAGAGTTAAGAATTAACCCCCAATCGTTATTAGTATGAAAATCGTCAAAATACACGCCTCTCATACATTAAACCCTCCTCTCCCTTAGTGTATAGTTATTACTGAGACCGGCGTCGATCTGGTTAATGGTTTCACCTACGAGGACTCCGGTATCTAATACGATTGCCTGTTTCATCGTTTTCATGGTTCGAATCATTTCGTCCATTTTTAAAGTGAGATCGCTATTTACCGGATTAGTAGTCTGGAAATCGTTCATTTTCTGAGCGATCCGGTTTATCCACGCTGTTTCCTTTTCGAGAGGTACTACCGCCTCGGCTCCATTACCCTCTAATAAACCGAGCTGTCCTTTTTTAAGGATACCTCCTCGGTATAATAACGGAATCTGAGGAACGCTCACGCTACCGAGATTTTTAAAAGGAGAAAATCCCGCAATACTCACGTTACGGATTTTCGTAAGAGCCTTATTGATTGCATTAAACGGAATCGCGATAACCTTGTTAATACCTCGAATAATCGCGTTAACGACCGTTTTAAAAGCGGAGGTAATTCCCTCTTTAATACCGTCGAAAATTCGTCCTCCGGTAGAGAAAATACTCTTCACCGCTCCCCATGCCTGGGAAAACTTGTCACGGAACCAGGTAGTCACGTTAGAAAACACGTTTTTGATCCCAGACCACGCCTCAGACGCTCCGGACTTTAATTTTTTCCACATATTAGAAAAATAATTACTAATCGGAGAGACGATCGATTTATTAAACCAACCTGTTACGGACGACCATACATTTTTTACACCTTGTACCGCTTTCGATCCGGCGTTTTTGATAGAGTCCCATAAATTCGTAAAGAATTTTTTCACCGGTTCGACAATAGTCTTTTTGAACCATTCCGGCAAGGATTTAAAAAAGTCTTTGACCGATTTAATCGCATTGGAGCAACCGGTTTTTATGCTGTTCCATAAATTCGTAAAGAAATCGCCAATCGCTTTAATTGCCGTACTTACCGCGGATTTTAACGTCTCCCATAAACCAATCCAAAACTCCCGAAATTCTTCGGAGGTATTCCACAAATAAATAAATCCCGCGACGAGAGCGATAATCGCGGTCGTAATGAGTACAGCCGGATTAGCTAACATCGTGAGATTTAAAGCACTGAAAGCCTTTGTGACTCCGTTAATAAGAGCTTGGATCCCGAGAGCGGTCGCGAGTATCGTAAAGGCGGTCGTAAGAGTAACCACTACGGCGGTCAAAACTTGCATAGCGACCGGGTGTTCTTTTAACCAATTCAACAAGTCGAGGAACGCTCCGGCGAGGTCTTTTACAATCGGTAAAATCGCCTCGAGAGCTTTGTTTTTAAGTTCTGTCATTGCCGTGTTTACCGGTTCCATTGTCGCCCCGAGTTCCGCTTGAGTATCCTTTAACTCCAACTCCGCCCGGTTCGCGTCGGTAATACTTCCGGATAATTCGTCGTAGGTTGTTTTACTGTCTCCGTAGGTACGATTTAAGGTCTTAGCGATGAGATCCGCCCGCTCCTGGGTATTGCGAGTACGCTCTAACTTTTTGTTAAATTCGTCCTCAGAAATACCCGCCCAGTTAAGAGCGTCCGCGAGGGATCCGGTTACTTTTCCGACCTGGGCGGTCTCATTGATTGACTCAGTTAATCCCTCGATAGGAATAGAGTCTCCGTAAGCTGTCCACACCGCGATAGCTCCCTCCGCCAGTTTACTAACACTTTCGGTCGATGTACCCAAACCCATAAGGTTAGTAATTGCGTTAGTAGCCATTTGATCGTCTCCGACGTAGCCGTAAAATTCCTTATATCGCTCATTCGCAAACTCGAGAGAATATCCGAACGTATTCGCGGATCCTTCGAGTTTTGCTTGCATGATCCTATATTCTTCCGTAGCCTCGGACAATTCAAAAAGGGAACCTATAAGGTCCCCGATTGCACTAACTGCCCCCTGGATTACGTTGGATACTAAATCGGCGATAGCTCCTTTCATAATTGTAAATCCGCCCTCGGCACCTTTAGCAGAATCGCCGACGTTATCGAGTGATTTGTTCGTAGTCTTTAATTCGTCTCCCATTTCTCCGAGAGAATTTTCGCACTTAATTATTTCACGTTGTAACGCCCGGACTTGTTCCTCAGCTACCTCGCCCTTTTCAAACTGAGCGATAACTTGTCTTTCAGCTTCTCGCAAAACATCGAGTTTTTTACTCGTTTCCTCGACGTTTTTAGTTAAAACGGTTTGTTTT